ATGGAGATGTATTACTTATGAGTATTTTGTGCCCAACTTTAAATCATGTAGCATTATTTTTTCAAGGAGATGTTATCCATCATTTAACCGATAGACTATCTTGTAGAGAGCCTTACTCTGAGTGGCTGTTAAAATGTACAGGAAAGAGGTATCGCTATGCTTCGTAAAGTAAAATTATATGGAGAATTGGCTAAATTTGTCGGACATAAGGAGTTCGAGGTACAAGTAGATACTGTAGGAAAGGCTGTAAGTTTTTTAATACATAATTTTCCTGGTATTGAGTCTTACATGAGTCCAAAGTACTACCAAGTAAAAGTTGGAAATTATGCGATTGATAGAAATGAAATTGGCTATCCAGTAGGTAAGGAGGATATACACTTTATCCCTATGATTAGCGGTGCTGGAAGAGGTGTAGGAAAACTTTTACTAGGAGCAGTTCTCATAGGTGTCGCTATAGCAGCACCAGGAGCAGGATTCGCTTTCGGTAGTAAAGGTGTTGGTTTTATAGCTACAGGAGCAGCACCAAACGCATTAATGGCAGCAATAGGAAACATTGGTATAGGTCTTACACTTATGGGAGTAAGCGAAATGTTATTTCCCTTACCAGAACCACAGAAGTTTAATTCAGAAGAAGATCCACAATTATCTTTTAATTTTAGTGGAGTGCAAAATACATCAAGAGCAGGTACTCCCGTTCCAATAGTATATGGTGAAATAATTACAGGAAGTGTTGTAATAAGTGCAGCAGTTGACACTAATCAGGTGGAAGCATGACAGACGAAACTAAACTTATTAGAGGAGCAGGAGGCCCACCTCCACCACCTCCGAAACCATATCGTGCTCCCGATACTTTACATAGTAGAAGTTTTGCTACTGTCCAAGATTTAATATCTGAAGGAGAAATAGAAGGCTTTGCTAGTGCTTCAAAAGAAGAACGCAGTAAAGGTAGTACAGCGTATCAAAATGCAAGTTTAAAAGATGTGTTTCTAGATGATACTTCGATACTTGCTTCTGATGCTGATAGTACCAACCCTTCAGATGAAGATTTTAATTTTAGAGATGTAACCTTCAAATCTAAGTTTGGAACGTCAAATCAAACTGCAATGAGTGGTATTCCTGCTGAAAGCAGGTCACCCACTGCTGTTGGAGTCACAGTTGAAAATTCTGATGGAACAAATAGTGGAGGAATTACAGGTTCAGTCACTAGAGAAATATCAAATACAGATGTAGATGCTGTCATTGTTACTTTAACTTGGCCTCAAATACAAGTATTAGAAGATGATGGAGATATTAGAGGAGATACAGTTTCCTATAAAATACAGGTCGAGCATGATACAGGTGGTTTTGTAACTAAAATTGAAAGCTCCGTTAGCGGTAGAACTGGAGATGCTTATGCAAGAGATCACAGAATCGAATTAACAAGTGGTTTTACAACAGCAAAAATAAGAGTAATTCGCAATACAATAGACAGTTCCAGTGAACAAAGAGTAAATGCTTTTCAATTTACTAGCTTACAAGAAGTTATAGATAATAATTCGACTTATCCAAACAGTGCTTATGTTGCTCTTCGTTTAGACAGTAAACAATTTAATCGTATTCCTACCAGGAAATACAGGATTAGAGGTATAAAAGTAAGAATACCAGGAGCAGGAGCTAATAACTCTGGTACACCTACTGTTGATATACAAACTGGTAGAATAATCTATCCAGAGGGCTACATATTCAACGGAGTTATGGGTGCTGCTGTTTACACCAACTGCCCTTCAATGTGCTTACTCGATCTTCTCACAAACACGAGGTACGGTCTGGGGGATCACGTTACTGATAGTAATTTAGATTTATTTAGTTTTGTTGCTGCAAGTAAATATGCAAACACATTGGTAGACGATGGAACGGGTGCAGGTACAAAAGAAGCTAGATTTAGTTGCAATGTAAATATTCAGAGTCCTAAAGAAGCATTTGCAGCAATAAATGATTTAGCAGGTGTTATGAGATGTATGCCAATATGGTCTGCTGGAACTGTAACCATATCTCAAGATAAGCCTTTATCAGCAAGTTATTTATTTAATTTAGCCAACGTAGGTGAAGGAGGCTTTGCTTACTCAGGTAGTAGCTTAAAAACTAGACATAGCGTTGTTTCTGTAAGTTACTTCAACATGGATTCAAAAGAAGTTGACTTTGAAGTAGTAGAAGATGCAACAGCAATATCTAAACTTGGAACGATAGTAAAACAAGTAAAAGCATTTGCCTGTACTTCTCGTGCTCAAGCTGCCAGGTTGGGTCGTGCAATACTCTTTGCTGAACAGAATGAAAGTGAAACAATTACATTTTCAACCTCAATAGATGCAGGAGTTGTTGTAAGACCTGGTTCTGTTATTGCAATTAACGATCCAGTAAGAGCAGGAGCTAGAAGAGGTGGTCGTGTGCTGTCTGCTACTACTACTGAGGTGTTTATTGATGCTGCTAATCAAACAACTTTACCTTCTGCAAATGATAATGGAACCATAAGTGTAATTTTGCCTGACGGAACAGTTGAAGTAGGAGATATTGCTAACTTAGATGTTGCTTCAGGTGGAAGGCTTACCATTAATAATGTTACTAAGCCAGATGGAACTACTGCTTCTGCATTTTCATCAGCACCTTTAGCAAATTCTCCATATCTTATTTCAAGTAACGCATTACAGACTCAGTTATTTAGGGTTATTCAAGTAGAAGAACAAGATGATGTTAATTATATAATTACAGCTTTATCCTATGTTGAAGGAAAATATAATTTTATTGAAAATGGAACTGCTTTACCTGCAAGAACAATATCTTTATTAAATGCACCTGCACCTATTCCAACTAACTTAACAGTTTCAGAACGAACAGTTGTCATTAATAACATTGCCAGAAGTAAGTTGATTATTGATTGGCAACCAGTTAGAGGCGTTACTCAATATCTTGTAAGTTATAGGCTTGAAAACGGCAACTATTCTTCTGAAATAACTTTTAGTAGTGACTTTGAAATTTTAGACACTGTAAAAGGCACTTATGAGATTAGAGTATTTTCTTACAATGCGTCATTAGAGTTATCCACTAACTTTACGAGTACAACTTTTGTTGCGGAAGGTAAAACAGCATTACCAGAAAACGTCACTAATTTAACAATAGAACCAATAAACGAACAATTTGTCAGACTTAGTTTCAATCAAGCACTTGCAATAGATGTTTTACACGGTGGTCGAGTTTATGTAAGACATTCAAATCTTGCACTAGGCTCTGCAAGTTTCCAAGCATCACAGGATATTATTGAAGCGGTAGCTGGTAACTCAAGTGATGCTATAGCACCTGCTTTACCTGGTACATATCTTTTAAAGTTTCAAGATGATGGTGGTAGATTCAGTCCAACAGAAGCAAAAGTTTCCTTATCTACTGTTGATATTTTAGATTCCATAACAGTTAAAACTGATAGAGAAGATACTGACGGAACACCTTTTAATGGAACTAAATCTAATGTTCAGTATGACAGTTCTAAAGGTGGACTTGTTTTGACTGACCCAACGTCTAATCAGACAGGTACTTATGATTTTGTCGATACTCTTGATCTTGGAGGCACATTCTCACTTGTCTTAAAAAGACATTTTAGTGGAGAGGGTTTTTATACAAGTGATTTATTCGATAATAGAACCGAAAATATAGATACCTGGACAGACTTTGATGGAGCAACTGCTAATGATGCAAACGCAAAAATAGCTGTGCGAACTTCCACAGATATGAGTTCTTATACAGCCTTCAATGATTTTGCTAATGGAACATTTAAAGGCAGAGGATTTCAATTCAGAATTACATTAAGTACAAATGATGTTGCACAGAATATGAATCTTCAACAGGCAGGGTATTCAGCAACTATGCCATCAAGAACAGAACAATCTGCTGTTATTGCATCAGGAGCAGGGGCTAAAGCAGTGACATTTACTGCACCATTTTTTGTTGGAACGTCTGGACTAGGTAATCTAAATAACTTTTTACCTTCTGTTAATATTTCTCCACAAAATATGGCAACAGGAGATTATTTTGAACTTAGTAGCATATCTGGAACTGGCTTTACAGTTCACTTCAAGAACTCAAGTAATGCTAGTATTGATAGGAACTTTACCTACAGTGCT